CCTGGATTTCTCCAGGACCCGGACCTCGTAAGAGGTATGGGAACTCTCTTAATGCTGTGTGAAAAGCACAGTCCGAAAACTTTCGTTAACGGAGCATGTTGTGGCGTACACCAAAAATCGAACTGTTAGAGAATCGTATACTCATTTTAACCAGAGCCTCTCGGGTAACCCTGCGGTTCTGGGTAATTTGAGTACGACATCTAGCATCGTTAGTTACGACCAAACCAAAACTGGTGATTATCTTCCTAAATGGAAGACTATCATCACTAACGGTGGGGACGCAACTACTTCTTTTGATGGTGTACGTAAGTTCGGAGAAGCCTTACCTGCCGCCTGTAAAATTAATTACTGGTGGCCGGCTGGGCAGGCCCGAACGCTTCAAGAGGTTAACTATCACCGACGCTGGGGAGAATATCACCAGCCAAGTGTTAGCACCTTTTATGGAGCCAATATGACATTAGCTAATAACCAGGCACTCTCACGTCTCTATAGGGACATCCGGGCGAACACTTCCCATTTTTCTGGGGGTGTTTTTCTTGGTGAACTTAGAGAGGCAATGAGAATGATCCGTCGTCCTGCTTTGTTACTTCGTCAGGGGCTAGGAGATTACTTCTCTACCTTACGTAAAAGAAAAGGTAGAGCTCCGAAACACCGGATGAAGGACATTTTAAGCAGTACGTGGCTCGAATATAGCTTTGGGTGGCAGCCTTTAATTTCTGATGTAAAAGCTGCTGCCGAAGCTCTAGCCCGTTTTGAAAACGACTCACGTCGTGCTTCAGCGCGTGGCTATGGCATAAACGAGCGACTTAATCAAAACACGGTTACCGCAAGTTCGTACGGAGGTTTCATGTATGGTCTTGACAACCTACAGGAAATATCCGATGCGAAAGTGATATATCGTGTTGGGCTTAAGTGGGATGCTGCTGCACCGTTCGGGTCCGCAAGGAGACTTGCCGAATTATCTGGGTTCACACTCAGCGAATTCGTCCCGACTGTTTGGGAATTAATCCCTTGGTCCTTTGTTGTCGACTACTTCTCGAATGTCGGCGATATCTTATCCTGCGCTACAACGGATACGACTTCTGTTTCTTACAAGTGTAAGACAGAGGTTCAATCCGCTAAGCGTAAGATGAGGGCTATCGTCGATTCTAAGAGAGTAGCTGACGCCATTGGGCCTCGTGAATTTATTTCCATCGATGGCAGTAGTCTTGGTGGTTATAACTCAGTCCAGTCGACTGTTAGCAGGCGGAAAGTGCCTTCGTTGGGTATCCCAACGTTGACATTTACTGCCCCAGGTATCGATTCAGTTAAGTGGATTAACTTAGCTGCTTTGACATCTGCCAGTCGTTCATTAACTCCTTATCGTAAATAAAAGGAATCCCGATGTCTTGGGCTCCAACTTCACCCATAACGGGTGGACCACAAACCGGCTTTACCTCGCCTACCTATACGCACGTTGCCGATACGGCACCGGACGCAAACGGGAAGCAGGTAGCTGTTACGGCTCTCGGTGGCACTCAAACCGGGGCGACGGTACATTCTGTATCGTCTCCCTTTACCATCACATTTGTTCGCCCGAAATCATTTAAGGTTTTGGGACAACCGAACCCTGTGACTGGATTGGTCGCTAGTGTTCCGAAGAACGTCTACAAGGTTATCACCCGTAAAGGGATGGTTCCTCTTGCAGGCCAGCCGTTTGCTACAATGCTAGTCGAAACGACTATGTCGGTTCCGGCTGGCGCTGATAGCGCTGACGCAGCAAACATTCGCGCTGCTCTTTCCGCTCACTTCGGTGCCATATGGCAGCAATCTGCTGGCGTAGGGGACACAGACGTAAGCGGTGTAATGTAATTTCCCTCTTGTGAAGGAAACACTATGAAAAGCAATTCCAAGCTTGTGCTTGAGCTAATCATTCTACCCAATTCTGGTTTTTATCATCATGGTCCAAGTTTCTTGGACGATTTGAATCAATTCCAGAAAGCAAACCTGATCAGAACTGGTGTTCGATGTTCTGAAGAAGGGTGCTTAAATTGGATAGTCAATGGCGTCTCACGACGCTATTGGGGGTTAGCTAATAAGATGGCTTATTACCTTATGGATCTGGACACACAGATGATCTATCCGCTTTATGAACGGAGAGGGAGTCTTGTGTTATTCCAGAAACCCAATCGGGTATGCAGTCAGCTTAAATTGCTATTTAGATAGCATTACGGAGAGCAGATTATGCAAACTTTTGCTGATCAGCTTTTCCAGCTACTGCTTAGTGAAATTGATGCCCCCGATACCTATATCTATTCGGATATGGATATCGAGACCGCCAGGCGTGTTAGTACAGCACGATCTCTGAAGAAGAAGTATCTTTCGCAAGATAATACTACTTCGGAGCAGGATAGATTGTGTCTCGAGAAATTTCTCGAATGCAATCGAAGATGCGCTGAGTTCAAACTGATGCCAACACGTTTATTTGAAGACGTTGTCTTGAATCAAATGAAAGCGATTCTTGACGACTTCTTCTGGAGCGGCCCAGATGCAACATTTTCTCTCCTCAATATCTTCGAGGGGGGTGGTGTTGGACCTGGTGCTAGCATAGGTTCAGAAGAGGACACCTTCTATACGAAGATGTTCGATTCGAATCTTACTAGCACATCACTTACACTTAATCGTTTATATAGGTCTTCTATCTCGACTCACCATACTTGGGCGGAAGCTGAAAAACAGCGTTTCCTAACCCATGGTGACAAGATAGTCGCCGGTAGCCGTTTGTCTTTTGTTCCTAAAACCTCCGATATTTCGCGGAGTATCTGCACTGAGCCAGTTCTGAACATGTTCTTTCAGAAAGGGATCGGTGTTTTCCTAGAGGGATGTTTAAGACGTCGATGGAAAATCGATTTGTCTTTGCAGCCCGATTTAAATAGGAAAATGGCAAAGATTGGATCGATTAGTGGCGAATTTGCCACAATTGATCTTTCCTCTGCCTCAGACTGTATCTCCCGAACCTTAGTAGCTGAGATGTTTCCAACGTACTTTGTACGTTATCTCAATTACTCTCGTTCACCAACTACCATCCTTCCAGATGGGTCGTTGTTGGAGCTACAGATGATAAGTAGCATGGGGAATGGTTATACTTTCCCTCTGCAAACTCTCATTTTCGCGAGTTTAGTGGAAGCCTGCTATCGCATTTTGGGTTTACCCCTTAATGCTACTGATGGGTCTTTGCGCTTCGGCGTCTTTGGTGATGACATAATTGTCGAGAAATCGGCTTATATGTTTGTCACTCAGATGCTTGAATGCATTGGATTCTCAGTGAACGGAGACAAGTCGTTCAATAGCGGTAGTTTCCGTGAGTCATGCGGGTCCGACTTCTATAGAGGCCATGATGTTCGTGGTATCTATTTAAAGCGGATTCGTGATGACGCGGATGTGTACTCAGCATTCAACAGACTCGCCAAATGGTCTGCTATTTCTGGGATTAACCTAAAAGCCTCCCTGCGTTTCCTGTATGATGGTTCACGTAAGAAATTGCGTGTTCCATACATTGCAGGAGATACAGAGGGATTTAAGGTCCCCAGTTCTATAGCAGAAGTCAAGCTCTGTAACCTTAATACGAGGTCTGATGGTTATCAGGCTCTTGTATTACGGACGACCTCTCTTGAGTTCCCAGATGGCGATGCTGTAGTCCTCCCCTTCAAGAAGCCTTACCCAAAGTTTAACTACAATGGATTAGGCGTGCTTTTAGGGGTTGTAG